CTAGACCGGAGGAAACCCACCAGTTTTGCACCCCCCCTACACGACCAAAAGGGCGTGGAGTTAAGAGTAAAGGCCCTACGATGTAGGAACGTTTTTCCTTTACTCAAGGTTAACCCCCCTTTCACTACATTACGCTCCCAAGAAGAGTACTCCTCGGGCGTCGCACGAAAAACGATATCGTCGCCATTGATACGCACGGGAACATCCCGTGGTACCGAATACCGAAACGTAATGTAGTTTATGAGGCACAACATAGGAAAAGAAGTTAGCTGACCCATCAATTGCCCCCTGCGTTGGACGTAGGATCGACCTGATTCATCTATTAAACGGGATGAGTAAGTCGAGACAGCGTGTTCAATTATACCTTGTGGCACAGTATAACTTCTGTCGAGCAAAGTCTCAAGGATAGCTACTTGGAGAGCCGAATTTAAATTGTCAGTGGCGCTTTCGTAATCGCCACTCACAAAGACTTCACCATCCACAGGGGTGAACTCTTTGAATCGATTCGGTTTTGCATCTCCTCGTAGTAACCATGGGAACTGGGAAAGGTGAGAGTACATTGCCTTGTGAAGCGGACGAAGAGCATTATCGACTCGAGGAGGAATTGCAATAATTCTCCACTTGCCGCTAGTCTCTATCGCCTGTACTCTCGAAACCGAGTGCTCCTTCCTTGCCGAGATCGAAGAGCTGAGAACGTAGTTGCAAAAATCACTACGTTGCCATCTCTTCTCGGCCTCAAGTCCTCTACAACCTCCCTCCTTCCGTCCCTGTTCAGAACAGGACGTAGTCGGGAGAGAGCTCGTAAGAGCTCTATCATTGTAGGTGCGATCCCACCCCACAGGGAACAGCCTTTTCGTCATCTTCAAGGCAAACCTTAAAAAATCGGGGTCGGGTGCGTCCTGCGGGCACGAAAGTGTCTCGCAATATTTTTCCACACTCGGTTTCTCCTTTGGAATAACCTTCCGAAAGAGAAATAAAGAATGACTCAGTCCGAACCTAGACTGGGCCGCAAGATGTTTCACCGCATCT